AGGCCAGACGTTCCTCCAGGAGTGCTTCGGCGAGTTTAACGCGGCGCTCGAGCAGGCCAACCCGATCGAAAAGAAGATCCAGAACTTTTTAGCCCTAGGCGAACAGCCGCCTATGGCCACGCCCATGAGTTTCATGAATTTGGCCGCCGCGGCAGTGAATGCCGTGACGACACCTAAGCGTGGCAGTTCGGATGACTCTACTTTACGTGGAAGGTTGCCACGTCTTTCGGAGCCTCGAGCCAAAACGCTTTGGGGTCTGCTTGGTGAAGGTCGTACAAACGCTGATTCTCCTCAAGAATCATTGTCTCCCCCTGATCGGAGCGCGTCAAGCCAGGGGGGAGAGTCTCCAAGAGTACGGGACGCAGAGCCATGAGCTCAGGATTCTTGATACGGGCCACCTCGAACCCCACGTCCAGATCCAGGCCCTCCTCCGTCCGGACCCAGTAGTGGGCGCAGGCCTCATTGGTCTGGGGGATGACGCAAAATCCTTTGATCATTTGAGTCGGAATCCCTCGCTGGTCCATTATCCGCTTGAGGAGTGCGACGTGGTGAACGACGCCGCCCGTCACCTTATACAGCTTCAGGCGAAGGGCAATTCGGTGTACCAGATCATTCATTTATATTCATAACTTTTTGTTTCCTTATGTTAGAAATGGGTGAAATGGGAGATTTCGAAATGCCATCATCCGACCAGAACTGGAAGATCGCCATAGGATTCGTGATAGGAGTCATGGTGACCCTCATCATTATCGTGATCCTGGCGAACAAGTACGGTCAGCCCGTGGGCTGCCCGGCGCCTTCTCTGTCGAACGCCAATGCGGCTGCTCCCCCGTCAAACGCCAGTGCCGCTGCGCCAGCGGCTGCGCCAGCGGCTGCTCCGGAGCCTTCAGAGCCCCAGCTCGAACTTCCTGAGATCGACGATTCAGAGGAGCCAATCTGGCTCCGGTGGTGAGACGTACATGCCTTCCCCGTTTTAAATCGAAGTGAATAATAATGGCGACTGTGTCGTTCACGCTTCCTATGAACCCCATGATGATATCGGCCGCCAAAAAGAAGAGGGGCATGATGGGGCTTATGTTGAACCTCGTGATTCTCGTGGCGCTCATGGTGTTCATCTGGTGGTTCTACAATGCGATGCAGAAGAACGCGGCGCCGCCTCCCCCGGTCGCTGCGGCGCCGGAAAGCGCTGGTGCTTCCTCTTAAAAAAATAAGACCCTAGATTAACAATGGCAGACCCTATTCTCACGCCGAGCACTGCGCGTTTTACAACCTTTCCTATACGGTACCCTGATCTGTGGGACCTGTATAAGAAAGCGATCGGGTCATTTTGGTCCGTCGAGGAGATTGACCTCGCCGGGGACCTCAAGGATTGGGAGCGGCTGACGCCGCCCGAGCAGCACTTCATCAAGATGGTCCTGGCATTCTTCGCGGCGAGCGATGGGATCGTCATGGAGAATATCGATGTGAATTTTTCAAAGGACGTCCAGATCGCCGAGGCCCGGTCCTTCTACGCGTACCAATCGTTCAACGAGTCGATCCATTCTGAGACGTACTCGCTCATGATCGACAAACTCGTCCGGGACCCTGAGGAGAAGGTGGGCCTGTTCCGAGCAATAGAGACGGCCCCCGCAGTTAAACAAAAAGCAGAATGGGCAATGCAATGGATGAGTCCGGGCTCGCCTTTTGCGCAGCGGCTGATTGCATTCGCATGCGTGGAAGGCATCTTCTTCTCGGGCTCGTTCTGTGCTATTTTCTGGCTCAAAAAGCGTGGCCTGATGCCTGGACTTTCGTTCAGCAACGAGCTGATTTCCCGGGACGAGGGCCTTCATCAGGAGTTTGCAGTCACACTGTACTCGCATCTTGTGGAAAAATGCCCTTCCAAGGATATTCACAAGATTGTTCAGTGGGCCTGTGAGGTGGAGAGCGAGTTTATCACCGAAGCGCTGCCATGTAAACTCATTGGGATGGACTCGGCAGAAATGACGCAGTACATTCAGTTTGTCGCGGACCGCCTCATGGCCCAGTTTGGAGAAGGACCAATTTACGGCGTGAAGAACCCTTTCGACTGGATGGAGAACATCTCGTTGGAAGGGAAGACCAACTTCTTTGAGAAGAGGGTCGGGGATTATTCAAAGCACCTCGTGATCGAGGGCGACTCGGTCAGATTTGACGAAGAGTTCTAGGAAGTCCTAGGCCACAAACTGACGCTCCTGATAATGGATGTAACCCTTGTCGTTCGCCTGATCGGCCGTCGCGTACCGGCTGACGCGACGCATAAAAAAGCCGACGAGCAGGACGAAAACTAACGCATGGAACAGAAGGCCTGGGAAATACGCCACGCCCTCTGTGCTAACGAAAAAACGGCCCAAGGCCCTATGGGTCAACTTAAAGGCGCCTGGGCTCGCGAGAGCCACAAAGAGCGCAAAGGGGATCGCATAATTTTGAAGAGACATACTATCTACTCAGACTTTTCCTCCTCATAAGTCTCCTCGATCTCCATGCCCTCCATGCCGTACTTGGAGCGCTTGCCGTACACCAGGCGCCACAGGAAAGTGCACAGCAGCACGAACACCAGGGCGTGCAGCAGCAGGCCCAGGGTCGTCGGCAGACCCTCGGCGCTCGCGACCCAGCTGCCCGCCACGCTGCGGACCAGCTTGAAGGTCGCCGGGTTGGCCACGATGAAGAAGAGGATGAAAGGCAGGATCTTCTTGCGGGGGTTCAGGGTCATCATTTTGTAATATTACTGGAGAATTTAGTTTCCGAACGCCTCGCGGTGCTGACGGGCCACGGCCAAGTTGGACTGACGTGGGGCCTGAGCCTGACGGCGCGACTGGGTCCGGCTCTGACTCTGACGCTGCCGCGCCTGACGCTGCCGGGCCGCCTGAAGCGCGTTCTTCTGCTTCTGAACTGCCTGATTGCGCCCGAGACCCTTGAGATTGAAATTCACCGAGGCTCTTTTCTCGAATGCACCCTTCTTGGGCTGTGCCGCGACGGCGATATTCACGCGACGGATCATGTTCTTCTGGGCGTTCGTCAGGTTGTATGAGTTCAGAGAGTTGACGATGTTTTTCCAGGGGTGCTTATTCGGCCATTTGCTTCCATAAGGCTGCTGCTGTACCGCCTTATTCCGACCGGCCTGTAACTTTGAGTTCAGGAAGCGCCGAGCAAAGTTGGCGGCTTTATTTGCGGTAACGTTTGTAAGGAGATTCTTGGGATATCCAGAAATCTTTGAATTTGTGAAGAAATTATTGAGGCTCTTACGGCCCGCCGTGGTTTGTTGGGTCGAGGCGGGCCCACTCAGTTTTCCTGGTTGAATCCACTGACGTTACGAACCCGGGGCTTGTTCTGGTTGCGGTTATTCAGGTTGTACTTGGAGTTGTTGGCGCTATTGGCGAAATACCAGTTCGAGCCGGGGTTGTTGCGCTTCACCTTCACCTTGGTATTCGACCCGGGAACGTTGATATTCATTTCCATAGGGGCGGCGGCGGCCGTCTCATTGGCGCGGATGCCTGTGTTGGGGCGCTGGACCTGGGCCGCACCAAGTCCGCGGAGGTGGGCCAGGCGGGCATTCACCTTGTTGCGGAGATTGGCGTTCAGCTGACCGGATGCGTTCGCGTTGGCCCGATACTTATTCAGCATGCGGATCTGAACGTTCGCCCCGTTGTTGGCGGTGTGGTTCGTCAGGTACGTCTTGAGAATCTTGATAGAACGGGGGGTTGCGTTTGCGGCGGCTGCTTCTGCCGCATTCTCCTGGGCGTTCGCATTCAGACCCGCCGCGGCCGCACCCGCTGCGGCGGCATTCGCGGCCTGAGTAGGCGTGGCATTAGGACGCGCGGCATTGGCCGCGTTAGCCGCGGCGTTCGCAGCGACATTATTCGCCTTGTTGGACCCCATGCCCAGTGCCAGTGCCTGCTGCTTCGCAGCACCGGCCGCCGCCGCCGCAACCTGTACCGGCGGCGCCTCGAGTGCCAGAAGGGGCTTGGCCGCCGCCGCCGCCACGTTGTTTGGTGATGAACCGGTCGCTTTGACCGCGCCAGCCGCGGCGGCAGCCGCATTCGCGTTAGACCCGCCCGCGTTATTGACAGCCGCCGCGGCCGCACCGGCAGCCTTGGGGCGCTTGGAGTTGATGTAACGCTTGAGCGCGTTCACCACCTTGGCGTTGAGTGGAGGAACTGACGCGTTATTATTCTTGTTGCGGGCATTTGTATAGGCGTTCACATAGGTCCGCAGATTCGCGTTGAGTGCGATCGCGCTCCCGTTGAGACGGGTCGCGTTAGAGCGCGGGATCATGCCGGCCGCTGGGCCGCGGCGGAACATCCCGGTCCAGTTCGGCATCTTTGTTACCATACGCACCGAAAAAAATTGGTGTCCTGTGAGAGCCACATAAAGCCCTGGGCCGTCTACTAGACAGAACAAAGCAAATGGCTCTTCAGATGTTCACCACTTTCAACTCTTCCAACGTGACCTTCTCCGACGTTCGCAAGAACGCCAAGGGTGGCAAGGCGGTGTACCTGAACCAGGCGGGCGGTGGCAAGCTGATCTTTCAGCTGCCGCAGCTTCGCGCGCCTTTCGGCCTGAGCGAGTACCGGGACGAGGCTTCCGGCCGCGTCAGCTACACACTGCCACTGAGCCTCGACAAGCCCGAGGTCCTGGCGCAGTTTGCCGCGCTGGACGAGCGCGTCCTGACCTTCATCACCGAGCACTCCGAGGAGCTTCTCGGTAAGAAGATGAGCCGCGAGGTGATTGCCGAGGGCATGTACAAGTCGCCCGTCAAGCCGAGCACCAAGGAGGGCTACGCGCCCATCCTCAACCTCAAGGTTGTGACGAGTCTGAAGGACGGCTCGATCGCGACTGAGGCGTACAACGCTCAGCGTCAGTCGGTGCCTCTGACCGACCTGGAGAAGGGCCAGGCCGTGAGCGCGATCGTCGAGATCAACCAGATTTGGCGCACTCCGGCCGGCGTAGGTGTATCGATCCGCGTTCATCAGGTCATGTTCGCGCCGACCAACAAGCTGAAGCCGTGCGCCTTTCTCGCCCCCGCCGAGGAGCCCGTCTCCGACAAGGAGGAGGTCGAGTACGAGACCGACCCTGATGCGGAGTAGCCCCAGTTCCGTAGGAACTATCCTCACCAAGATTCCAGACTTTGAACTCTAAAAAAATGTGTGTAATATATATAATGAGCTGGATAGACTCCAGACAATTTTCAATTTCGAACCGTAATGGTCGTCACTATGTGTTTCGTCGAAATAACGCCGGTAACACAGAGATTAACATCCCCGCGTCCATAGTCACAAAGGCCCAGGCCGTCGCATGGCTCAAGGCCCACCCAAACAAGGTGGCGAACCCGACGCATTATAAAGCTAAACGCGCCGCCGCCAAGCGCGCCTCGCCAGCTAAAGAACTCCTTATTCCTTATGTGAATCAAAAAGGAATTGTGTTCTACCGCCGCGCCCAACCAGGAGCCAAACGCGCCCCATACAAATACGTCCCGCCTCCTCCCCCGACCCCCCCTCCTGGCGGTTGGAGATACCCGGCGCCCAAGCTCGTCCCTTTCAAAAAGAGGGCGAATACACCGAACAAGAACATCTGGGCCGCGGTGACGTGCGACAAGCTCAAAGCTTCACTCGATTCGTCGACGCCTCTCGGCAAGGGTCGGCAGGGTATAGTGTTCGCGGCCAAGCAGGTCGGTGGCAACAAACGACCTTTCGCCGTGAAGGTCGCACCTCGGGACCTCTCGGCAGCAAAGCGCGGCGAGCCCCAACCCGTCGACGTCGAATTCAAGATTCAGGATGCCGTCCAAAATTTGTCACCCAACGTGGTCCGCGTGTACAAGAGTATGCGATGTGAGAACTTCATTACACCGTCTCAGATGAATATGCCTAGCGTTCAGGACTCGGTCCATTTCGACAAGTCGAAGCAGGGCATCCTTCTCATGGAACTCGCCACCGGTGGTTCGCTCGATTCTTGGTTAAAAAAGCAGACCAAGGTCGATGATGCGGTTATGGCCCACCTCATCTCGGACATTCTCGGGGCGCTCTTTAAGATCCAGAAGAAGTACCCCGATTTCAGACACAACGACCTTCACATGGAGAACGTGTTTGTTGCGGACCGTGGGTTCCTCATAGGCGACTTTGGGTGGGCCCGTCTGAAAAAGACCGGTACAAATCCGGCCGTAAACACTGCGAACGGCACGACGACGGCCTCCTTTTGGGGCGTCGGTCCTAGGACCGATGAGAGATACGACCAGCACCTGTTTCTGAATGAACTTCTCAAATGGGCGAAGGATCACGCGCCGGCCACGCACCCCAAGGCCATCGAGTTCTTGAAGCGGGCCGTGCCTCCCGGGTATCGTGGCGCCAAGGACGTACACGTCTTGGAGTGGCGCCTCAAGTACGGTGACCCGTGCACGGGTCTTCCTTCTCTGGGTCAAATTTTGAGCGCCTCTTTCCTGACTGGAAAGAAGCGCTTCGGGTCGCCTAACCTCAAGGCGGCCAAGGCGAAGCTCAAGCTCGTAAAGGCCAAACGCGTCACGTCCGTGAATCTTCTCAAGGCCAAGGCGAAACTCAAGCCCGTCCGCCTCATCACGAGTTTGCAGTTGAGAAAGGCCAAGGCGGGTCTCAAGGCTGTTGCGCGTCCCAAGCCCAAGCCACGCATCACAGGTTACAGCCTACGCGCGGCCAAGGCGAAGCTGCGCAAGGTGAAGGCATCCAGCCCTGCAAAGGCGCCGAGTCCACCTAAGAAGAAGGTGAAGCTGCCGCCGGGCATTCTCAAAACCGCTAATTTCAACAAATTGGTCGAGAAAATATGGAAGAATGCGGGTAGCGTATCCGGCAACAAATTCCATAACGCCTGGTACAATGCTAGAATGAAGGCCATCGGAGTCGTCGAGAATCGTCTCAGAGCCAACATGCCAGCGTTAAGCCCGAGCCCGCCCAAGCCCAGGACCAAGCTGCCATCCCCTCTGAGCCCTCTAGGCCCGCCGCCCAAGAACCTGGCGGCGGCGGCTGCTCGTATGCGTCAGCGTGCGGCTAACCTGGCGGCCAAGCGTCCCAAGCTGCTCGTGACGACCAAGGTTCCGAGCCCGCCGAAGCCGAAGCCCAAGGCCCCGAGCCCGCCGAAGCCGAAGCCGAAGCCGAAGCCGAAGGCCAATCGCCCGAATTACAAACTGAGCCCCTCGTCAGGCCGGCCGAAGATACAGTCGAAGAACACTAGCCGGTGGGTATACGCCAACCTCCACTATTCCATGGAAGATCTCAAGGCTCTGGCGGCCGGCATGGAAATCAGCGTCAAGGGCCTTCGGTCCAAAGCGAACATCGCCCGTAAAATTTTTAGTTGACTCTATTAATGGATCGTCAATTGCTTACACTGGCCTTTATCGGCATGGTGATCGTTCTGATTTTCATGGGCGGTGTGTCGATGTACGCACTCCAGACGCCAGACAAGGGCAACATTATCGTGTACGGCTCAAAGACGTGTCCCTGGTGCGTCAAGCAGGAAGCCTACTTGAAGAATAAGGGTATTCCCTACGATTTCGTAGAGTGCAGCACTGGTGGCTGCCCTGAATTTGTAAAAGGATTTCCGACCATCATGAAGGATGGTGAGATCCTAGAGGGTTACAATGAGCTCTAGAGCTTAAACATCGAAATGCCGAGCGCGAGCAGGAACGTGTGCCAGAGAGAATCGACCGGCTTGAGGACGCTGATGTACTTGACGAGCGTCTTGTTCCACAGGAAGCGCATGAAGAAGGTCAGAACGAACACGAAAATCAAAAACACGAGCAGGTTATAGATAGCCTCCTTGCGGTTACGGGACATCAGAATATCCTTCATCTTTTTATTATCGACTGAGAAAAAATTGGTCGATAATAGTAATGAACCCAAAGAAGCGCCCCACGGGGACTCGGCGGGCGGCGGCTCCTGCCCGGGCGGTCAAGAAGCCGTCTCCGACCAGGACGTCAGCACCAAACCCGTGGGCCCCCAAGTACACGTGGGCCCCCTGGGGTACGACCGGAGTCGTCCACGACAACTGCTACGACTACGCGTTCGGGTCCTTCTCTAAGAATCGCACGGAAAAGAGCGTTCCGGGTGTTCGCGCCAAGCTCAACTCGAACGGCCTGACCTTCCGGACGTGCGATGGCATCGCGAAGCGCGTCCTGGCTGATAACCCCGGGAACGTCTACAAGATGAAGTCGGGCGGCGAGAAGCCAAAGGCGGGGTTCTACAAGGTGATGTGCTTTGTCGCGCCGACGAACGATTTCGGAAATTCGACGGGTGATTTCCATTGGTACAAGGAGATCAGCTCTATCCGATACAAGATCCGTCGGGGGGACACAATCACGGGCATGGCGAAGTTTTTCCACGTCACGGCCAAGACGATCCGTGACGCGATTCTCAAGGGTCGCGCGTCTGCCAATGCCAACAACGGTCGAGTCGCGAACAAGAATACGGATCTGCACGTTCTGAACGGCATGAGCGCGGCCGCCCGGAACAAGACGCCCGTGCCAGTCGGTCGGGTCATTGATTTTCCAGTAAAATTATGGAGCCACAAGACGGGGTGGGCCGGGGGACCTCTGATTGTTGATGCGTCCGGAAAGACAATCACGGATCCTAGAAAGTGCGATCGTAAATTCACACCTGGGTTTCATTACACAAAGTTCTGCTCGGCGTATGGAGTCCGCCGTGGGTTCGCCAAGACGGGGAACAATTCTAATCGGAATTGAAGCCTACTTCGGGCAAGCCGAGTTCTCTGAGAATGTCGAGAAGGACTTCACCCGGTTCTACGTCAAAATGGATGTCAGTGACGAATCGACCAGTCGTAGTGGCCGGTGGCACGAGTTGGCGAAAATCGAGCCCAAAACCTTCAACTATATTTAAAACATTAGAAGAATCAAAATTTGTCGTAATGCGCCGATTATCGATCGTCCTTTCTATAATCAGACGGCATCTGTAAGTTGGTAGATCGAATGGGACTCGGCACATGGGGCACGTGGGGTCACCCCGGCAGGACCGCTTCCAGCGTTCGACACATCTCGTGTGAAACGAGTGCCCGCACCCCAGAGTTCTATTCGTCTGGGGTGTCATAGAAGCCAGGCAGACAGAACAGGCCGGCCCCTTGTGGACCCAGCATTGTTCAGCTTCACATGTCACCCTTGTTCGACATGGGGTGCCGTGGGCCGTCTGGGCCCCGCATCGGCGGTCCATACTGATGGGTGCACTGATTAATTATTACCGGGCACGTCGCGCCCGCTGAACCTCGGTCTCGAGTGACCGGATCGCGTCACGGTACTTCTCTCGCATATTGTCCTCGATGCTCTTGCGGAACATGACAATCGGGTCATCGTCCTGTTCCATCCGGCACTGAGGGCACTCGATGCTTGTCTCGAACCATTTTATTATGCACTTGGTGTGGAACACGTGTTTACACTTGAGGCGCTTGTCTGATCGCTTGGTCTCCTCAAGACAGACGGCACAGGTTTGTGAAAGATGTGCATGGCACTTCCCGTCCTGAGCCGCCTTCTTTTTGCACTTGGCTCCCGAGGCCGTCACTGAAGAGCAGTTCATTCTCTGATAGGATCTTACAAATTTCCTTGTGAATTTCATCCACAGGCCGATTGGCGTTGATGACGTGGACCTTACAGGGCACCTTCATGACGAGCTTCCTGTACTCGGCGTCGAGCTCCTTCATGTATTCGAGCGTCACCCCCGAATCGCCCGTCTGACCCCGCTTCGTCACATGTTCGTAGGCCAGGTCAACGTCTTTCGAGAGGAAGATGTAAATATCGGGGTACCAAGCATATTGATCGTAAAATTTATCATAAACTCTGTGCTCGGCGTCCGTGACGTTCCCGTGCTTCTGGAGAACGGGCCAGAAGACCCATCGCGAGCTCAAAAGGGACCGCTCGTACACGACGTGCTGTCTGGTCTTGAAAGGTCTGAGCGTCTGGAGAATCGTCATGTGGAGCAGGAACGCCCAACGGGTCGGGTCTTTGTAAAATTCCTCGAGAGGCCATTCATCAATGGGTTCTCGACGGACTTGCCATCCCTTTTGCTCGAGCAGACCTAACTGGGTCGTCTTTCCCGAACCTATGTTCCCGTCAATTACAATTTTCATATAAAATTAAAGCGTCCCTTTTCTTTAGGCTAGGAAAGGGGCTGGGGACTTGCTGCCAATCTTCTCAGTACCTACCGCCGTCTGGCCCATCTGGCCCATCTGGCCCGTCTGGCCCGTCTGGCACGCCTGGCACGCCGGGCACGCCGGGCACGCCGGGGCAGCCTTCTTGTAGCAGAGACCGAACCCGGCGCGCCCCTCGCACAGTACGTTCTTGAATGACAGAGACATCCAGATGATGATGAAAAGTAGAAGCACTATGATGATTTTGTATTCAGTAGCGATCTCCATTTATTTTAGGAAATATTTTATTCGTCCTCGACCAGGACCTTCACACCCGAAGTGCGGCACGCGCTGTTCTTCAGAGGTAGGCTGAACGCCGAGGGCCCCTGGGCCTGCAGCAGCATGCGGAACTTGTAGTTATCCTGGTACGCAATCTTGTTCTGCTGCATGACGACGTCGGTCATAATGCGGTTCGAGTCAAAGGACGTGATGCACCGGCCATTGGCCATGCCCATGCGGGTCGACATTTAACATTTCATTACATTTTTATTTGGTTCCGCTGGAGGACCGCGACCCACTCCACAAACTTGGCCCCCATGATCGTGTCAAACGACTCCGGCACGGCGACCGGCTTCACCATCATCGCCGGTGTGATCGTCCGGTTGATCGCTGCGTACGCCTCGGCAATCTCGTCGAGCGTCTGGGCGCCCGTCACGATGATCTTGCCTGTGCTAAAGATGCTGGCCGTCACCTGCTTCATACCTTCGCCCGGAACAAACTTGACCTTGACGGCGCTGTACCGGTCCGGGTCGAACGTCACCTTGAACCCCGGCCCGTTGGAGAACTGCTGGATGATCTTGTGTAAATTCACTGAAGAATTAAGTGAAAAGTTTGTGTTGATCATCTTGACCGCGACGGCGTCGACCGGTACGTCATCTTCCCGACCGAGAACAACTTTCAAAATAAAGGACAGTTGGCGGAGAATGCGGCGGCAGTCGAACAGGTCCGAGCACCCTGCCACCTGGATCGACCCGTTCGGGAAAATCTTGATGCTCTTGCGCGAGTACTGGTCCTCGTAGCCGATTGTGACCTGGTTATAAAAAGCCGTCTCCTTCATCTTCCACTCGAAGCCGCGGAAGCGAGACCCCTTGTTCCGGACGATGACGCTGCCAAGTTTGGTGAAATTCTCTCGAAACTTGGGAAGGTCAATATCTTGAAGAAATTTAGAGATCATGGTGATTGTCGTGATCCGGACCCACGAAGGCTCCGGCCGCGTCGGGTCCCGGGTGAGTTCTTGCCGGATAGCGTGAAGTTTCTGGATGTACGGGAACGAGTCCATGTTTAGGTTGCTTCTTATTTGGTCTTAAGGAGCTATGGCCCGGACAGGACCTATTTTTTTGCCCGGACGTTCGCCTTTGATTTTTTCACGATGTTCGCGAGAGGCGTCCGCAGAATGGCCGCCTTGACGACCTTCTGGTAGTACTTCTTGAGGCGGTTCTCGTTCTCGTGAATGTTGTTCGTCTTGGTGATATTGTGGGCGACCAGAGAAATCAGCTTGCGCTTCTTCACCGACTTGATGACGCGCTGGAGTTCGGCCACGCGCGGCCCCGTGGGCTTGGCGCTCCGCCCCGGGCCGCGCTTCCGCGTCGCCGCCTTGCGCTTGCGAGTCGCTCTGGTCTGGGAGAGGGTATTCAGGCCCTCGAGCGCGTTGACGGCATTGGTGGGGCCACCCAACCGACGGACAGCCTGGACCGCCACGGGGCTCGCACCCTTGATGTTGACGGCCTGTGCGACATTGCCGGCCGTTTCGTTCAGAATCTCGGCCGCCTTTGCAATCTCGGGCGCTCCACCCGGGACTGCCGCGACAGCATTCATGGCGGCGTTGACTCCACCGGCGCGTTGAATTGCGTTGTTCTGATTGGTGGGCAGCGGGGGCATCCCGTTGTTCATGCCGTTCGCAATGGGGAACGGGGGTGAAGGAGTCGTACCGGTGCCACCACGCAGACGGCGCCGGCGCATAATCTCCTCGCGCTCCATCTGACGGCGACGATTATGCGCCGCGACGCGCATCCCATAATTACTGTTCGTCTCGTTGCGGCGCCGGCTGTACGTCTCCAGGCGGCGCTCGTAATTGTAGTTGGACTCTCCATACTCGCGGGGTGAGTGTTTGATCCGGCGATCATAGGTGTAGTTCGTCTCGTATGAACGACGCTTGGTGTTGGTGAGTCGCCGACGGTATTCCGGCTCCGACTCGCCGCGGCGGCGGCCCACACCTTCGTTCTGCCGAATGTTGTTCGCGGCCCGCTTGTTCTCGACGGTGAGGGCCGCAAGCAGGTTCTTGTTGTCGTAGCCCAGCTTCAGGTCCGACTTGAGATCGGCCAGACGGCGCTTCGCCATGTTCGGGCTCGAATTACGACCGATCCGCCGAATCTCCTCGAGGACCACAGTCGTGAGTTTGGCACGACCCTTGAAGCCGGTGGGAACCATACGGAGAAGCTCACCCATGCGCCGCGCGCGTTGCGTGTTCGTCATACCTCCCAGGGCGGCGATTTCCCGATCAAGTTTTTCAGACAGGGCCAAATTCGAAGGGCCGTTCTTCTGGCCGCGCTTGGCGAACATGTTCTTGATATTCTTATTCGAATAGTTTCCGGGGCCGAGCGCTTGTTGAAGCTCTTTCTCGACGGTGGCCGCTGTCCCCTGCGGGAGCGGCTTGGTTCCATTCAGGACTGATGGCGGGTAATGGTGAGTGATGATTTGTTTGACGAGAGTGAGTCGGCGTGCGTTCGTCACGGACGATTTGAGATTCTTCAATTCGTTCTCGAGCTTCTCGAGCCGCGCCTTTGTCGATCCGGCCGACTCGATATCGGCCGTCGTCTCGGCGACCTTCTTCGCCGGGGGCCAAAGACCCTTGAACCGGTTCCAGAATGAAGGCTTCCCGGGGCCCTGGTTCGCCTGGCGCTGGCTCGTCTGGCCCTGGTTCGCCTGGCGCTGGCTCGCCGGCATAGGTTTCCGGCCCAGAACTCTATTCGAAAGCGATGGCGTTCCAGGCCGCAGAGTCTGAGCCTGCTTCTGAGCCTGCTTCTGAGCCTGCGTCTGAGCCTGGCGCTGGTTAACAGACTTGGGTTTCCGACCCATAACTCTATTCAAAAGCGAAGGCTTTTCAGGCCCCTGAGCCTGAGCCTGCCGGCGTCCCTGGTTTGCCGGGCGGCGCATGATATTCATGAATCGCCCAAAGGGGGCCTTGGTGGGTTGAGTAGCCGCGGCCGCCGCTGCAGGGGGCGCTCCACCGCGCCGGAACCAGGACGGGAACGTGAATGTCGGGAATTTCATGGGCTGTGTGAGAACAGCCTGCTGCTGCGGAGGCGGTAGGGCCATGAACTGCTGCCTCTGAGCCGACGGAAGGCCCCCGATGGCCTGGCGAGCACCGACGGCCCCTACGACGACGTTCGTCAATTCGCGACCGATATTGGCGACTCGCTTCGGCATCTGCGCCTGCGACGTCGAGTTGATAAGGCGCGCGGCTTCCTGAGGCTTCACGGCACCGGTTATGATGGCGAGGAGACCGGCGGCGACTTCAGGTGGCGCATTCTGACTGATCGCCTCCTTGAAATTGCCACCTCCGAAACCTGAATAGTTTTTCTGCACGAATTCGAAACGAGGGACGTTTCCGTTACGCAGAGGGCCCTCGACGGGGCGCAGAACCCATCCCTTGTACGAACTGTTGTTGGTGTTTTGGCCGGCGCGCCGGAACTTGGGCGCGTTCCGTGACCCAAACACGTATCCGCGGCGCTGACCGGCATAGTATGCGTTTCCGATCGCGTTCTGTGGACGCGCCGCACCACTGTTTACGGTCGCGGGCGGTCCGGGAAGCTGCCTGAGAGCCACTGCCACGTTGTTGTTGGATTGATTTCCCTGGGAAAGAATACTCGTCAGGATATTTTGAATTTCTCCTGCGGCGTTTGTTTTCCGGGCCGCCTGTGCGAGGGCAGGGGTTGGAGCCGCAGCTAGGATCGGCTCGGCCGCGGCAGGTTCTACCGCGCCCTTTATTATGGCTGTTAGGGCCGTGACTAAGCCCGGGTCGCTCATTGTACTACTAGAGGTCAAGAGAAAAAACATGTCCTGTCCGGGTCATGGTTTGGGCTACGACACCCGTTTCATATGCAAACGACCCGATCTCTCAAAATGCTGAAGACTCGCCTCATCTCTCCTTACCAACATGAGGGCCTGCGGTGGCTCGTCGACCGCGAACTCGACCGGACCAAGCCTGGTGGGTTCCTCTGCGACGAGATGGGTCTCGGTAAGACGGTCCAGCTCATCGCGACCATGCTCGTCAATCCCAAGCCGCGGACGCTCGTGATCGTCCCCAAGTCGATCGTCGGTCAGTGGTGCGACGAGATGGCGCGGTTCGCACCGAGCCTCACGACCTGCTCGTTCGACGGGGCCAAGCGGGCTCTGCCGGCCAAGCTGCCTGCCGTGGTCGTGGCGCCCTACTCTATTCTGGCTCAGCGCCCCGGGGCGCCTGTGTGCCCTTTGCTCTCGGTCCAGTGGGACCGCGTCATCTTGGACGAGGGCCACGAGATCCGCAATCGCAAGAGCAAGGTCCATATCGCGGCCGCGGCCCTCCAGGCGCCCATTCGCTGGATCGTGACCGGAACGCCCGTCTTCAATTCCGTGAAGGATTTCGTGGCGCTGTGCGGCTGGATCGGCATCCCAAAGGAGGTGGTCCAGGGGTACACGGATATCGTACGGTCCAAGTACGTCCTGCGCCGGACCAAGATGGACGTGGCCCAACACAACAAGCGCCTCGAGCTGCCGCCGTGCGATTTCCAGAATATCGAGATGGTGATGCACCCCGAGGAGCGCGAACTGTACCGCGAAGTCTTCAACAAGGGCCAGGAGATTGTCAAGCACGTGTTCAAAACGGGGACGCAGAATTTGCACCAGATGGAGCTGCTCGAGTGCCTCCTGCGCGTTCGGCAGGTTATGACGTGGCCTCAGCTGTACCTGGACGGCATCGCGCTCAAGGAGGAGTCGGACCCGGAGCCGTGGCTCGGTCGCTCGCGCAAGATGGAGACGCTCATGGAGCAGATCCGCTTGCACCCCAAGGAGAAGGCGCTGGTCTTCACGCAATTCATGGGGGAAATGGACCGGATTCAGGAGCTGCTGACGGAGAGCCGCCACCCCATCTTCCGCATCGACGGCTCTGTCCCCAAGGAGGCGCGCGACGCCCAGATCGCCCAGTTCAAGGCTGGACCGCCCAATTCGGTCTTCCTGATCCAGATCAAGGCTGGCGGCGTCGGCCTCAACCTGCAGGAGGCAACGCGCGTCTACATCACGTGTCCGGCGTGGAACCCGGCGACTGAGCTGCAGGCCATCGGACGCGCCCATCGCACAGGTCAGACGCAGAAGGTGGTCGTGCGGCGTCTGATCTACGCGGGTGAGGACGGCGTCGAGCCTCTGCCCTCGGTCGAGCAGTCCATCATGCACCTCCAAGAGGGAAAGGCCAAGGTGTGCGCGGAGATTCTCAACGACCCCAGGCTCGAGACGCAGGTGCCGAACGTGACGCGGACCAAGATCACTATTCACGCACTCAAGAAGATTTTTGCCGTTTAATAAACACATGACAATGCCAAATATCTGGCCGTGACTGACACTCGGGTGAATTCTTGAACCAAATTGCACCTTCGGGGACGAGGCTATCAATCGCATCGGCGGTGAGGGGTTTTTCGGACCATATAATTCTTTGGGAAAGCCCTGGGGCCAGGTGCCACGGGAACTTATTGTCCGTGATTACAATGTCCCGTCCTTGAAGTATGTCATCTAGGCGCCCGTTGGCGGCATAGGCCGCTTTCACTTCCGGGAGTCGTTCGAATAAATTATGGGTCGCGTTAAATTGTCCGTGAAATTGAGACAATTGTTCCCATGTCGCCATAGTCTAAATTCTATCTTTATTTTTTAAGTTCTACTTATTAAAACCCACGGGCCCAGTCCTTTTCGATGTCGACTAGTTCCTGAAGCGCCTTCTTGTCCCGATCCGGTTGCGTGATCTCGGCGTACTCGGCCTCGAGCTTCGTAAGCGGTGCGCGCAGTTCGGCGTGATCTAGACGCTTCCGGGCCAGCTGCACCTCGAGCGCCTTGATCTCGTCCTCGAGCTTCACGACCGGTCCGTGATCGAACGCCTTGAGTTCCTTATTTTTTGCCTTGCGCGCCTCCTTGTCTACCACACACTCCTTGATTTCAGCGCGTTTCTGCGCCATCCACTCCCCGTGAATCTTCCACTGCTCGGCTTCGTCTAGGCGGTCCCAGCGTCTCTTGGCGTATCCGAACGCCTCCCAGGCTTGCTCACGAGCCGCATCGACGCCAATCTCGTCACGAGCCATGTCAATCTCACTGCGATGCGCCTTGACACCATCGTAGATCATCTCATAGCTGCAGGGCGGGTAGCCCTCGTAATCATCGGGGCCCATCTCGAAGTTGGCATCGTGGCAGTACACGAAGCCATTCTCGTCTTGGTCGATGGAAATTCCCCAACCCATTTCTGGTTGAAAATTAAGCGTCCATGTCCTTTAAGCGTTTGGCCGTCTGACGGCGTTACGCGCACGTCTGAGAGCGTTGTTAGCCACATTCTCCCCGTACTGCATTCTCAGGTTGTTCGCCATGTTCCGCGCCTCAACGAGTCTGCCCTGACCTTCATTGTGACGCGCGTTATAGTTGAGACGCGCAATTCTAAGTGCGTTCCGGTTCAGGTTCTCGGTGTTGGCCCGGCCCTGCAGACGGGCCACAGTCTTGCGGTAGCCGCGGCCGCGAAGAGTCCCCCTGCGATTGCTAGGGGCATAATACATATTTTTGAACTTCTTCTGAATAACCTTGGCCGCCCGAGCCTGGCGCCGCGGCTCGTTCCTGGCAACTGCCGCCGTTCGCCAACGACGGGCCATCTCCTGCTTGATGGCGGCAATCTGAGCCCTATAGAAATTCTTGTTAGTTGCCCGCATATTCATCGTAGCGACGGCCATCTGGCGACCCTCAAGTTCCTCCATGAGATTTTCATTGTTTCGGTTGCGGTACATTTATTATTTACAGATGATAAAATATATGAGACCTCGACATATCACCTTAAAACGCGCATGGCCTGAACGGTGCTTTATTTCATACACGCTTGGGACAACGAAGCGAACTCCGATGACAGCTGGAGATGCCACGGGTACAAGACGAACACCTGGAAGCACAGGGCGAAAGCACCGATGGACGTGCTGACGATGGGGACCCACCAAAGCTGGGGCCGAGTGGGTACACCTGGGACTCGAACGGACTCGACGTCCATATCATATATTGCATTTTTTCTCACGCCTTTATAAATGAAGCGGCATCCTCGCCACGTGACGCTGCGCCGGAGCTGGCCGCAGCGTTACTTTTCCGGGCTGAGTCAATCTATGAAGCTCAGGCGCGAGCTGGAGCTCGTGAAGAGACGCGGGACGCCCTATAGCAAGCTGAAACTGGGACGATCGAACAAGGGGGGGACGCGCCAAAAGTCAAAATGGACTCTTTTATTTCACAAAACATATCCAGAATTAAAATTCAACAAAGAGGCTATTGCTCGGCGGACGGGGATTAGCCGTTCGACGCTCAATACGGTCTACAACAGAGGGCTCAAGGCGTGGAAAACGGGCGGGTCTCGACCGGGCGCGACCGCGCCTCAGTGGGCCGTCGCGCGCCTGTACAAGTACGTTCTCGTCACCAAGGGCAAGGCGCCGCGGGCGTGGTACGCCACCAAGTTCGACCCGGATCAAAATCTCAGGGCGAAACGAGCATGAGCGCGCCGCGGATGTCGCGTGAATTCAAAAAGTCCTTCATGCGGTTCACGTTGTCCTGAAAGCGGGCGTTCGCCGTGGACTTGAGAAACAGGGCCCAGTAGCTCTGGGCGCTCCGGATCTGGTGTTCGTATGCGACCCTGTTGAACTTGACCGCGTCAGCCACCTTGAGGGCCCGGCGGACGTTGTGAAGATACTCGCGCTGGATGGCGTTCATGGTGTTTTTAGATGGTTTTGACATGGATGGTACGCTCTCTACGGGACACATCACACATTTTTTAAGAGTCCTCGCGGCGACCTTCGAAGTACCCCTTGAGTTCTTTGGCGAGTCTCTGACCCTCGGGTGAGAGTTGGACGAGGCCCGCATCCGTCATGCCAGTGTCGGTTAACGGGTCGAAGTTGTTCCGGGTCAGAATCTCCCAGCGCTCTTTGTACCGGCGGTCCTCGAAACGGCCGTGCCAGAAGTGCAAGATGGTGCCCTCAATGTACGAAACCTCGAGGCCTCGGCACGCGATCTGATACTCTTCGAGCATAGCCTTGTAATTTTTATGGATATTACCCGGAGCGCTGTCGAGTGCCCGGCCGATCCACGCCAGGGCCATGTGTCGGTCACCCGAGCCGAGGATGGCCCAATCGACCAAGCCGTGCATTTGGTTGTAGGCTTTGCGCGTGCAGGCCCAGGCGTACCCCGGGTGCCAAAAGCCGTACCGGTCCGTCTTCGTGTAGGCGGTGCCGCTGTCCCGGTGCATGTACCCGAAGCTCTTGTCGATCTTCAGGGCTTCACCGCTCGGTCCGAGATTCACACACGTCTGGAACATCTGGACGATGTCGTACAACTTTAGTTCGTCCACAGTGTCCTGGACCCACTTCTGATTACGGAACTCTATGTCCGCATCGATCCAGGCCATGTATTTCCAGTCGGCCGGGAGTTCCTTGACCCCTATGTTCACCAGATTCTCCTTGAGCCATACCGGGCTATCCACACTGACCTTGACGTGCCGGCTCACAGGCAGACTCGGCAGGGGCACTGGACCGGTAGTTTCGACGACCACGATTTGAATTCCTTTTATAAATTGTATGCTCCGGACGAAAGCCACAAAGAGGTCCCGACGACGCTTGAAACCGCAAAAGTTGAAGTAGGGTAAGATGACGTACAAGGGCTCCTGACGGCCGAAGCACCACATCTATTACTTTTAGAGAATATAAGTCTCGTGGTTCTCCATCTGGAGATTGGCTGAGTTTATGAAGAGGTCGAGCTCCCAGAGAGAGCCAACCACCGGACACCACGCCCTCGGTTCGGGCGTCTCTTGACTAAAGTGAATCGGGTGCCAGTTAGGCATCCATCGCGTCGTCGCGAGGTTCTTGATCGAATCGTCGACGAAAATGTTCGTATACGTCTTTGAAAAATTGGCGTACGCAGCCGCCTCGGGCTTCAAGGGCCCGGACATGACATTCTCAGGTCCGCACTGGATGTAAACCCTGTCGCTGATTGCGCGCGCGACCGTTCCAGCCCATATTTCAGGTGCGTTTGTGAAGAGCGTCACCTTCCAGTCACTCTTGGTCCACTCGTGAATATACTTCGCCTCCTCCTGAAATTCGAAAGTAGAGAGGACCTCGGACAGGTGTTCGATGAGTTTCTTATCATAAACCTTTTCATTGAAATCGCTCGTATCAAAACCAAAATTGTTTTGGAGGCCACGAGCCGTGTGACCGCAAGTCATGTACAGGACGCGGTTGACGGCCCGTGGGTCCTTGCACTCGGGCATCTTGGACCGTACGTATTTGATGCAATTTTCATTGACGTGATTCATGAGGAGCTTGTCGCGCACGATGACGCCATCGATGTCGAGAACGAGCGACTTTACGGCCATTTATATTAAGAAAGGTTATCGTTTTAAAGCCAAAGCACGTTTTCAAATTACAATGGCGCTCAATGTTATCAAGATTAATCCTCTTGCAACTCTCCCGACCCGAGGCACTCCCGGAGCTGCTGGGTACGATCTATTCAGCATTGACAATTACGTCGTTCTACCAGGTCGCCGCGTCGTCGTCTCGACCGGAATTACAGTTCAGCTCCCGCCAGGAACTTATGGCCGTATTGCACCTCGCTCTGGACTGGCCGTGAAGCACGGACTGGACGTACTGGCGGGTGTGGTCGATCCGGACTATACAGGTGAGGTCAAGGTGGTTCTCCAGAACACGGACATCAATCAACCGTTCGTGATTCGGCCGGGCTACCGCATCGCCCAGCTGATCCTGGAGCAGTGCGTCACGCCCGAGGTGGTCGAGATTCCGGGCGAGTGCACGGGGCTCGTGACCGATCGCGGTGCGGCCGGATTTGGCTCGACCGGGGTGTGAGACCAGTCGCACGCGACTGAGATCTTTTCTCACACTAAATTAGGATGAAGATCAACTTCACACAATACATATTATTAGGAGTTTTTGGGGTTTTCGTACTGGCCAACACGATGAGCCGCGTCATGCAGATCGACACGATGCCATACAAGGGTCGGGACAAAACGATTCTATTCTTTTCAAAAAATATTTCACAGGAGGGTAAGCAATTCGGTCCGCGTATTTTGACGTTCTGGAACATTTCGCACGTCATGTATCACACAGTCGGGGCGTACTTGTTCCCCGATAAAGCAATCATTCTTTGGACCCTAGGCGTTTTCTGGGAGATCCTCGAGTCGGGCGTCGGCTACATGAACCCACTCGACATCGTGTGGAATACCATCGGTATTTTCATGGGTCTATGGCTCGCCCGGCTTAAGAAACAAAAGCCTTAAATTACTAAGATGTTCCAGGCTGTCGCCTGGGAAGGTGGAGACTCCACCGAAGGTCTGTACACGATACGGATCTTCGGCCGAGCCGAGGATGGGCGTTCCGTATCACTCGGGACGCGATTCAATCCTTATTTTTACTTGAAAACTGACCGAGATCTCAAGAACGCCGTCAAGGCGGCCTTTTACAAGGATCTGGTCTCGTGCGAGGTCAATCACGGCCGGGACCTCTGGGGATTCCAGAACGGCGCTCTGTCGCGGTTCTTGCGTATCGAGTTCAAGAGCCACAAGGGCATGCGGAACTGTGTATGGTGCATCGAGAACGGCCGGTACCCGGAGATGTCCGGGTGCAAAGTCTACGAGGCGAACATCGATCCGGTTCTGCGCTTCATGCACGTCTCGGGGTGCGCCTCGACCGGCTGGATCGACCCGGGTCTTTGTGAGCCGGATCTCGAGTCGACGTGCGACGTCAATCTATGGGCGCCTAACTGGAAGCTCGTCAAGCCGCTCGCGCGCGATGATCTCGCGCCGCTCCGTATCATGTCGTTCGATATTGAGTGCTACTCGAGCACAGGCGCGTTCCCTGACCCACGCAACCCACATGACGTCGTTTTCCAGATCGGCATGACGACCAAGGCGTTCGGACAGGAGGGCTGGATCGATCGCAAGTGCCTGTGCCTGAAAGAGACGGCCGGACCGGACGTCGAGTGTTTCAAGACGGAGAAGGCGCTCCTCGAGGCCTTTCAGCAGCACCTGATTCGGATCGATCCGGACATCATCACAGGCTGGAACATCTTCGGGTTCGATCTGGAGTTTCTGCACTTTCGCGCGGCTCTGACCGGCGCGAGTACCATATGGGGTCGCGTCAAGGACTCGCCGATCGAAAAGGTGACCGTCAAAAATCTGAGCTCGAGTGCCCTAGGCAACAACGAGCTCAAGATGACGCCCATGAAGGGTCGGTACGTTTTTGACCTCTTCCAGGACGTCAAGCGAGAGCACAAGCTTGAGAGCTACAGCCTCAACAACGTCTCGAAGCACTTTCTGAAGGATCAGAAGAACGACATGCCGGTCAAGGAGATCTTCAATCGGTACAAGGAGGGCAACCCGGACCGGCTCGGCGAGGTTGCCGAGTACTGCATCAAGGACACGGAGCTGCCGCATGCGCTCATGGCGAAGTTGTGCCAGATCCAGAACCAGATCGAGATGGCCAAGGCGTGCTGGGTCCCTTTGGCGTTCCTGAGCGAGCGGGGCCAGCAAATCAAGGTATTTTCGCAGATGGCCTACAAGGCCCGCCAGCTCAATTTCATTATTCCGACGTTCCGAGGGGGGCCATCCGGTACAGGTGGCCCTGATGAAGGATATCAAGGCGCGACCGTCCTTGAGGCGCAGACGGGTGCGTATTACGGACCGATCACCGCGCTCGACTTTGCGTCTCTGTACCCGTCGATCATGTGCGCGCACAATCTGTGTTTCTCGACCCTGGTGATGGATCCCAAGTACGACAACTTGCCCGGCGTCGAGTACGAGCAGTACGGCTCGCATCGGTTCGCCCAGAACGTAGTTTCTCTACTCCCTACGATTCTCACGGACCTCAAGGCGTTCCGCAAGAAGGCCAAGAAACTGATGGCCCAGACAGAAGGGACGCCCATGGAGGCAATCTATAACGGCCAACAGCTCGCATATAAGATATCCATGAATAGTATATATGGATTTACTGGTGCTTCTAAGGGCATGCTTCCGTGCGTCGCCATCGCATCCACGGTTACTATGCGCGGACGCCAGATGATCGAGGAGACCAAGAACTACGTCGAGGCGAACTTCCCAGGCGCACACGTGCGGTACGGCGACACTGACTCGGTCATGGTCGAGTTTGACGTTCAGGGTCGCAAAGGTCAAGAGGCGATCGACTACTCGTGGCAGCTCGGCGAACAGGCCGCCGAGCAGTGCACGAAGCTCTTCAAGGCGCCGAACGACCTAGAGCTCGAGAAGGTCTACTGCCCGTACTTTCTGTACTCGAAGAAGCGTTACGCCGCGAAGATGTACGAAAAGAAGGGTGACGCGGTCGTCTTCAAGAAGATCGACGTCAAGGGTCTGCAGGTGGTCCGTCGTGACAGTTGTCCGTTCGTGCGCGAGACGCTCAAAGGGCTTCTGGGCCAGGTCCTCGAGTCGAGCGATCCTCGACCGGTCATTGACGCGGCACGTGAGGCCGCCCGGACGCTCATGCAAGGCCAGGTGCCTATGGAAAAGCTCTTGATGAGCAAGCAGCTCGCGTCGGCGTACAAGGTGCCGATGGCGCACGTGGCTGTCCGCGACAAGATCCGAGCGCGCGCGCCGGGCTCCGAGCCGCAACAGGGTGATCGCGTCCCGTTCGTGATTGTCCGCGGGCCTGGTAAGATGTACGAAAAGGCAGAGGATCCCACATGGGTGAGTGAAAAGAACTTGCCGATCGATTACCACTACTATTTCACGAACCAGTTCAAAAAGCCGGTTCAGGACCTCCTCGAACCGCTCGTCAGCGCCGACGTCATCTTTGACAAAAAGTTCATGGTCAAAACCGAGAGCTCGACGGAGGTCGAGGCGCGCAAGGCGTTCCTGTCGATGTTCGCCAAGAAGTGCGCACCGTCTTAAAAGGGCGCCTAGTAATAATGTCATGGAACAGCAGATCTTGGCCTTGATCCAGGAAGAGGTACGCCGGCGCGTCCAAATACAGGTGGGCGCGTCGCTCGAGCGGATTTCGGGACTGTACGACATCCCGATGGAGCGGCTCGTGAAGGATACGGCGAGTCTGGACATGACAGGGTGTCGGGGCGTTCTCGCTACCGGCGCGCGATGTCTCAAGATACCGGGCGAGAGCGGGTTCTGCAAGTTCCACACACCCGGGCCGACGTGCAAGGGTTGCACGACCACCGGCAAGCCGTGCAAGCGCAAAGCTTTGAGCGGTTTCTGCACCAAACACGCCGATCAAGCCCCGATCGAGGAGCAGGCCGATCTCAAACCTCCATGGGAAACTTAGAGAATTCGGTCTTTCTAAAATTAATGAATAAGTCTGAACTTCTTCTCGCGAGTCTGATCCGGTTCTTTGAAGTCCCGGAGAATCGCGAGAAGCTGCACTCCATTTTGGGTCGGGCCGCCAAGCCCCAGACCCCTTCTCTTCGCAAGCTCGAGTGGTTCGTCACCAACTACTCGAAGAATCAACACGTGTCTTATACGGCCCCGAACGGCAAGATCTTCACCGTCCACGTCGCGTACAAGTCTAGCCTGGACGGGTACTCCAAGAAGCTCTTCGACCCCTTCTGTCGGACGGCCCGTATCGTGTTTCAGGGTCTCGTGACGACGGTCGCCCAGCTCAACTTCATTCGCTGGTGCATCACGAACGGCATCATCGAGTATCTCCAAGAGGAGCTTAAATGTAAGGCAGTGAAGCAAATCCTCCCTGAAATTGAAGAAGGGTGTATCCATAGTAAAACATATACAGATTGTATCCATTCGTGATCTGGGATGCGTAGCTAGGATTGAATGTCAAAGCGAGCGTCGTGGTCTGTGAATTAAGCTTTGCGAAATTGAGATAGCCACCCTGATTGTATTCCTTAGGGTTTAGGCCGAACGAATACGTATAAATATTTTTTGAAGGAATACTCAGTCCATGTTCCATAGGTTGCTTGAACGAATAGTACAGCGACCCCTGGAACGTACTCAGAATATCGACGTTATTTAAAGTAATTTTGGCGGTGTTAATCACGTCGACGAAGCGCGTCGTGCCTGACGGGAATGTCAGGTTGATGCCGGACGAAATGTAGTTGGTCGTGTAGCCATAGCTATAACGCGAATCGGCGTACCTCGCGTTCGTCGGGTCCTCATACGCTTTATTTCGAAAGAACCACGCCATCGTCTGTATGGGATAGTTGGCCGTGAGCTGAAGGGATGGATTGTTCTGCGTGAACGTCAGACCAGCCTCCTTCTGGACGCGGTTCACTACGTACTTGAGCGGTGTATTCTGATAGTACAGCTTTTCTTCATTCCCTAAAAGGATCTCCTCTGTGATGAGCTTTGGATTGATAAAGTCGACGATGGACGCGGCGTTCGACCACCACGTGCACGGGTGGAACGTAAAACGCACGTACAACTTCTGGTTCCACATGGCACACAGCGGAAAGTATGGTCGGCGTAGGCGTTCGCGCGCTTTGTTCGCATTGGAGTGCCGGCGACAGAAAAAGAACTCGAGTGGGATCACGACGTCTCCACCGACGGCCGCGTTCGATGCGAGTGCGACCTGCATAGCCTTTTGCTCGTCGGCGTCGAGCAAAATTTGATCCCGAATTATGTACCAGTCGTCATACAGCGTCTCGATTGTTGATTCATTGACGAGCAGATCAACCTGCTTAATAAAGGCCCGGCCACCTTCGGGTGAGTAAATGTTGCCCGTCGGGAGGGCCGGGAGAGTCACCTTGAGGTACATGTTCGAAAGGAGATGACCCATCTCGGTCGGTTTGAGCTCGACCTGGACCACTTGATTCTGATAGTACGGATGGGGTGGGCCGAGTGGAATGACGCGCTGAAACATGACGAAGTTGGAGTGCTGCTTGAATGCAGGATTCCACTGCGATTTACTCGCATCGTCCGTCAGAAGGTATTCGTCCTGCGGTCCTATAGCCGAAAGCGCCAGGACCGAGCCTTGACTGAATCCGCGATTCTTAACCTCCGGAAACTGGGACGGCGGCTCTGGAAAGAGCCCGACGTCGTTCAGATCCCTGAGCGGCGTAGGATTGCCAATCTGGATATTCGCGGGGGCCTGGATCGACTCTTGGTTCTTGGGACGCATCAAAAAGCGGCCCGGTGTGTACTCGATTTTGGCATCCGGTTCGTGAATGATGGCCGGGAAGCCCTTGACGTTGATCGCCGCGGCATTCTCTGGAATGGAGCCATCTACCGCCTGGAGCACCGCGGTCGTTACCTGTACTGTAAAAAATTGGCTCGCCTCTTTATTAATGTGGAGTTCCGGGACATTCTGATTGAACTCCAGGACTTTCTGCGGCCCCGAGAGCGTCGGAAGCCCCTCGATAATCCAGCCAGCCTTCGTCCCGGCAGGCGGCGGCGTCGAAAAGTAAAACTTGGGAACCTGCTTCAGGACCTCGTAGTATCCGTAAATGCCTCCTGAGCGCTTAATAGCCATGCGGCCCGGTGGATAAAGGGATGCGGTCGTCACAAAGGTTACGTCCTCGGTGACGGACTGGTCCATGTCGCACTGAAAGATGAAAGACCACGAGTACTCTTCCTCAGCCTTGCCCTTTTCATTTTTGACAGACGTCACGAAAATTTGGCCGCGGAGGCCATTCAGTGAATCCACACCCCACCCGGCGCCTATTGGTGCCATGGGCCAATCTGTCACCGAGTAAAATGTAGCCTCGGTCGGACCAGTCACTTTATAGAATCCACTGACGCCTACGGGGGTCAAGGGCAGGACCTGAAGCATATTCGTAGGCACGGGTGGTGGTGGCGGCTTAGGGATGGTCGCGGTCGCGGCCTCGGTCGCAGCCACAGTCACAGCCTTGACGGCTTTTTTAGGATTTCTGAAAAAATCTCCAATTTTGAGACCAAAACTAAGAACCTGTTCTTCGAGCGTCTTGACCCGCCCGAGTTCAAGGTTCGTAAAATCGATTATGGGCGCTTGGGCCCGTCGCTCAAGCCTTAGTATATTGGCCATAGCTCACTACAAATCACTCAGATTATTCTTCCACAGTTGTACCACGCTCAGGGCCTTCAGTGCGTCACGGTCGCCAGTGCGCTTTGCGATGAGGGCCATCAGCTTGTCCACCTCCTCCTTGGTGTACTGGTACGTCTTGATGTCGAGCAGCCTGGGCCACAAGTCCTCAGTGTACTTCTCGCGTTTGAGTTGCGTATGAATCTGGGCCAAAGGCACGTTGAACACCTGCATCCTGGGGGTGATGGCGACGTCCCGGATGAACCTAGCCTTCTCAGTCAGCCAGTGAATTTCAGTCTCAAATTCTTTGAGAAGCCAAGCCTTGCGCTTCTTGTAGACCCCTAGGCGGACTTCCATGTAGTCGACCAGGATCTCCTCGGGGCTTGCGTACTTCTTGACGGCGCCATTCGGTCCGATGAGGTACATGTTCGAGGTGTGGACCGTCTTCGTCATACCCAGCTCCTTGACCGGGTCGTCGCCGCAAAAGCCCCAGATGCGAAAGTCGGGAGTCGTTTCGGTCGAATGATTCTCGAACTTCTGGATCGTGCCCTTTTCGACCAAGTCGTCCAGGTGCTCCTTGAAGTCCTGGATCCACCGGCCCGGTGGAAGTTCGGTCACGTGGAGCTGAGTCCCTTCTTTCACGATCAAGCCCTCGAGGACCCACGTGTGGTCCTTGGTCTTTGTCACCTTGCCCTTGAAGCCCTTGAAGTGCGGGACCATCGGGACCATCGCCACCTGGCCCAGACCGCACATGATGTTGTGCTTGACGATCTCGATGTCGTACGGTGGAACGTAACAACTGAAGCCGGTACCGATGCCCTCAGCGCCGTTCACCAGAATCATCGGCACGACCGGCGAGTAAAACTCGGGCTCGACCTGCTGTCCGTCATCGAGGACGTGCTTGAGGACGGCGTTGTCGGCCGGGTCGAAGATCTTACGCGTCTGTGGCGCCAGCCTCGTGAAGATGTAACGGGCGCTCGCCGCATCCTTGCCACCAGCCAGACGCGTGCCAAACTGCCCCGAAGGCTCGAGAAGGTTCAGATTGTTCGCGCCGACGAAATTCTGAGCCAAGTTCACGATGGTGCCCTGAAGGCTCGCCTCGCCGTGGTGGTAGGCCGTCTGCTCCGCGACGTAGCCGCAGAGCTGCGCGACCTTCATGTCCGTCGTCAGGTTCTTCTTGAGGCACGCGTAGATCACCTTGCGTTGGCTAGGCTTGAGGCCGTCCGCGACGTGCGGAATCGACCGCTTGATGTCCTCGGCGCTGAAGTTCGCCAGGTCTCGGTGGATGAAGTCGGTCACGGGTAGAGCCTTGACGTGGCCGTACGGGATGCCCTTGGGAGGCGCGGCCATGTGCGCCGTGAGCCACTCCTTGCGATCGTCCGCCTGTGATTTGGAAAATGCCAGAGTCATCGACTCGTTCATTTTCGGATCGGCCCCGAAGGCGACCGTGAGCCGCTCGATTTGCTTGAAGTACTCGCGAGCTTCGGCCGATGTCGAAGTCCCGAGACCCTTGTAGTACTTCACGGCACCCGAGGGCGCCGCCGCCCTGAACTCCTCCTCCGTGAAGAACCACACCTTGCCAGCCTTGATGACCGGCGTCACCATGCTGACGACGAATCCCAACCCGATGAGCTGAGGCCAGTACACGTGGAACATGTTGAGGACCAGGCCCTTGATGTGGCTGCCGTCCAGATCGGCGTCCGTCATGATCATGAGACGGCCGTAGCGCAATTCTCTCAGTGAATTGTAGACCTTACCATGCTGGAGCCCGAGGATCTTCTTGAGGCTGGAAAATTCCTCATTATCGGTCACCTGCTTTACAGACGCATCCCGCACATTGCGCGGCTTGCCCCGGAGTGGAAACACGCCGAAGGCATTGCGGCCTACAACGCTCAGACCGGCAATGGCAAGTGCTTTCGCCGAGTCACCCTCAGTGATAATAAGCGTGCACTCGTGCGAGCGATGAGTACCGGCCCAGTTGGCGTCGTCCAGCTTCGGAATGCCCGTAATGCGCGACTTTTTGGACCCATCTGTCTTCTTGAGCTCCTTCTCGACCAGGGAGAGCCCCTTCGAGACCAGGTCATCGAGGACTCCGGATGCCAGGACGTCCTTGATGAATTTTGGTTTCAAATCAATGGTCTCCACAATCTTTGAAGTACACTCGGCCTTGGTCTGGCTCGAGAATGTCGGATTGACGACCACGGCTCGTACGAACACGAAGAGGGACGCCTTGATCTGGGCCGGCTTGAGCGTCGCGAAACGCTTGTCCTTGACAATCTCATCATTGACCGCCTTGACAACCTTGTCGACGTGGCTGCCACCCTTGGTCGTACAGATGCCGTTGACGAAGCTGACCTGCTGGAATCCTCCACTTGCTGAGTGGCCGATGACGATGTCGAAGGAGTCCGTGTGCATCTTGGCGACCGGTACATCACCTAGGTGCATCTTGGCGTACTCTTCGAGTGAATTCACATCTAAAATTTGACCGTTGAAACGGACCTTGCACTTGGCACACCACATCGCGGCGTCCCATGTGCGTTTTTCGACCAGCTTGAGAAAGTCACCCGGTCCGCCGAAACGCTTCCAGTCAGGTTCGAAACCAATCTTGACGTACATGGGACCAGACTCGGTCGTGATCTCGGGTTCGCACAGCTTGCTCATATTGTCGAGCCAATTTTGCTTGTAAATTTTCTTACCGTCAGCAATTTCAATCCAAAATTTACTGGAGAAGACGTTGGCCAGCTTGGCCCCATAGCCGTTCCGACCACCAGTCACGCGTTGCTCGGTGTCATTATAATTGGAGCTCGTAAGGAGGTGGCCGAAAATGAGCTCGGGGATCCATAGTGGTTTTCCGTCAGTCCCTTTCTCGGTCGCATGCTTCTTGATCGGGACACAAGCTCCTGAATTTTGAACTGAAATTACTCCACCTTTGTGAATTTCAACCTTAATTTCAGTCACTTTCTTGGGGTGCAGAGAGTGTTGATCTATGGCATTGACCAGGACCTCGTCGAATATCTTCACCAGTGCAGGGCTAACAGAAAGCTCAGAAAGCTTGAAGTGGTTTCCGTCGTGAACCCAATAGTTTCCAGGCTCGGCAGTAAGGGATCCGACGTATGTATCTGGACGCTTGAGGATATGTTCGACATGAGATAGCCGAGCATATTCAGTCATGCAAAGAAAGGGCGGCTGGCCTTTATTTCCTGGTCTTTAGTAGAATGAACCAGGAGGTCGTTTTAGGTTTGGTTGTTCTGGTAACGGCACTCTTTCTACTGCAGACACAACACTCTTTTTTCAGTGCCGACGAGTTCGAGACGTACCTAATCAATTTGGACAAGAGAAAAGAGCGTCTCGACAATTTTACGGAACAATACGAAACGTCGGACCTGGAGGGCCACAAGCCTTTCAAGCGGGTCGAGGCCGTCGATGGGTCAACTATAGAACTCATGGGTGTGGTCGCTCCTGAAATTGAAGATGGAATTAAGAGAATCGAAAAGACCGGACTTCGGACGGATCACCCCCAGATGACCCGTGGCATGATTGGCTGTTACAAGAGTCACTACAAAGTCTGGGATGAAATTTACAAGAGTGGAAAACCGTACGGTCTCGTGTTCGAGGATGACGCTGAGATGGACAAGGACTTGTACAAAAAGACGGCTGAGCATCTGGATTTTCCGGATAATTGGGACGTCATCCTACTCGGATACGTCAGTCTCATGGATTACGAAAACGGACCCAGACCTGGTCTGCTGCAAGTTAGAGACTTCTGGGGTCTCCATGGGTACCTTATCAGCAGACGGGGTGTGGCGAATATGATGCTTTACAGGGACATGCCCATCAGTTTACAGATTGATATTTTTATGAGTAAATTAGCCTCGGAGAACAAGCTCCGCGTTTACGCCATAGACCCGCCTCTGGTTCATCAGGGGAATTTTGGAACTGATTTACAGATGAGAATCACGCCCAAGGTCCTAGTAAATACAGGGGGGAGCGGGGCTAAAAACGTGAGAATAGAACCCACCCCATTGGAGTAGCATGTGGCCGAATGCGAACAGCACAAAATTTGAGATTCCCACAAAGACCTGAGCGTCGAATGACTCGTGATGATTCTTTGCGACGATCACCTCGCCGATGGCCGTCGCCAGACCGAGGATCGCCGCCTCGGCGAACAGAGAGCCGCGTCCGGAGGGGTGGGGAACCTTTGCCTTGAACGCCAAGAATGATAACAGGGCCGCGCCACCGAGGACGATAACGAGAGTCGGCCACTTGAGGACCCTGGTCTGTTTGGCCTCGTTCTGGGTGAGCTTCTCGGAGTCTGTGATTGAGTTGAATCCCGAAAGTTCACGGACGACGTTATAGAAGAAGAAGAGCAGGAAGGATATCATGGCGAGCTGGACCCACATGTCGCTCCGACCGCGCATCGTGGCGATGATGACAATGGCGATCGCCGATAGGCCACCGACGGCCACGGAATCCCACACAAACTTACGCGGGTTCTTCTCAATGTACTCCTTGTGGCCGTTCGTGACGGCACCGGTCAGGAGCAGGATCAGAAGGGCACCCTTACCGTACTTGATGACGGAATAGAACTTATCGGCCCACTCGTTGCCGACCATTACTTCTTACGAAGAATAAAATACGAGGCTGCGGCGGCTATGATGGTCCATCCGACGACGTGGTCGAGGCGGTTCATAGCCTGAATCTGCTCGGGCGGCATCTTGTTGAACTCGTCCTTGTACCCCTTGGGCTTGAACGGCAGCCAGATGTACCGGCCGAACGGCACGAGCGTCGGCTTGAGCTTGCCGAGCTGACACTGGTACGAGTAATCGTACCAGGCCATGGCGATGTACGGGAACCAAAGCAGAAACACGAGGACCCAGAGGTTCTTGTGAGGGAGATACCAATACCCCCCCGCAAGAAGCGCTGTAAAAACGATGCACTTTATGTTCAGTGCAAACGGCTGTCCGGGAAAGAGACCACCAGCCATCTTACTCAAACGAAATATCTTAATTTTTGTAGAGAATTGAGACGATCAGTGCGATCGCCAGGATGATTATGAGAATGGTCTTGACGTCCAACGTGCTCTTGGGCTTGGGCGCATCGGGCATGGTCATCCATAATTCGTAAGCCTCCTCGTAAGTGAAGACGGGCTTTTCAAGCTTCCTGTTGACGGTGTTGTGAACGTCCACCGACCATTTAAAGAGCGCGTCGGGGTCATTCGTCTCGGGTAAAGGGTTCTCATTGAGAACCTCGGCGAAATGCATACCGCATGCAGGGCACGGAAGGATAGCCGGGAACAGATACACGAGCGCCTGGAGAGCCGCGGGGTCGATCCCGCCCAGGCACGCGAGGTGGAGGACGCCCCAGTAATAAGGGCCGAACTTTGCAGGCTTGATGGCCATTCTAATTTTGACCGAGAATTAATTTCCGCCACGGAGCCGGAGCACGAGGTGTAGAGTCGATTCTTTCTGGATATTGTAGTCGGCCATGGTACGCTCGTCCTCGAGCTGCTTTCCCGCGAAGATGAGCCGCTGCTGGTCGGGCGGTATGCCTTCCTTGTCTTGGATCTTGGCTTTCACACTGGCGATTGAGTCACTAGATTCAACCTCGAGCGTGATTGTCTTGCCGGTCAAGGTCTTCACGAAGATTTGCATCTTTTATTAACTTACGTCTAAAATTCTTAACTGCGTCTCGCGAGCGAGTACGAACCACTGGGCTGACGCACGAGCTTGTGCGTCCGACGCGCCTGGTAGTTCGCAATCTCTTTCAGCATCTTCTTGACCCGGGCGGTATTGCGCACCAGGATGGCTGCATTATAGCCGTGCATGGTCGCGATCGTGCGCTTCGCGCGATTGCGTAGGCGCATGAGAGACGCCGAGGTCTTGGGAGACTTGTGGCTTCCGGACGAAGGGCTCGTGCGCTTCTTGTAGTGACGGACGGCCCGGCCTGCATTGGCACGCATCCACGTTCCGAAATTTAGACCCGACGAAGAAGGGCGGCGTGGCGACATCTTACTTTTTGGCAACAGATTTCTTGGCCGCGCGGGCTCGTTGGGCCTCTGCGTCCTTGGCGTTGATGTACCGGCCTAGGGCGGTCCAGTTGGTCTGGTTCATGTTGACTGCACGAGTGCGCTTGTACTCCTTGCGCGCCTTGGCCGTCTTGAGCGCGTTCACATTGCGCTTGGCGGCGGTGAGTACTGAGGTGTTCTTCACGGGACTTGGGCTAGGGGTCCCGAAATTCATGTAATTTGCATTGGTGCTCGGGCTCTTGCGGGCTGCGATATAATTGCGGAGCATCTTGCGATTATTGGGTTGAAGAGCAGACCAGTATTTTTCAAAATTAGTCCGCATCTGAGTCCTGCGTTTTGTGCTCGGAGAAGGGCTCGGAGACTTGGGCTTCGCGACCGACTTGCGCTTGATCGGCGGCTTGGCTTTCTCCTCGAACGCGTTGTTTGCCAACCACTCACCCTTGTTACGCCAATGCATCAGGACCTTGCGCTGGGCAAGTGGTATGCCTTTCCACACGAGCGAGTACTGGAGCTTGCGCGCGGCCGCACTTTTAGTCGAGAATTGGTTCAGGTGCGCCTTCGCCTCTGCGAACGTGTAAGCCTTGGCCGGTGGGAACTTATTTCTTAGTTTCTGTAAAAATTCATTGTAATTCTTCGGATCTTTGACCCTGTAGCCCGCATTGGTGAGATTGCGCAGAGTCCTATTTCCGGACGCGAAGTTTTTGGCTGAATTTACAATTGAATTGTACACACCCTGGTTGATGTAAACGGGTGCCCTGTGCTCGGTACGTGCCCATTTGCGCTTGAGTGCGATGCGTTGGGCCGGTTGCAGGTGCGTGAATAGTTTAGGATCGTTGAGGCGAGCGCCCAGGTTTGGTGAAGTGAAGTTGAGCCAGCGGTTGAGCGTCTTGGTCTTGTACTTCATGAGGCACGCAGCGCCAATGTCCTTTGTGAATTCTTTGCGGGCCAAAATATGGAAAGCAAGACTATAGTAATTTATCTTACCACCCTTGAAAAAGTTGTAAAATGCACCAACGTTTTTATCGAGCGTAGTCTTGAGGCTTGGCCATTTCCAGTAGTCGCACTTGAAAACCCGGCGCTGGTTCGAGTCGTAAATGTATCCATTGCCCCCACACACGAACCCGGCCACGGCGTGGTACTTGTGCATCTCGGAGCTTTTGGCTTGGGTATTTCCGATGAGGATGGAAGAGCACATGAGCGAGTAATCGGCGTCTTTTATCAAGAACTCGGGTGGCGCGATTTCCATATAGTTGCCGCCCGAACGCTTCACGATGATGAACTTGGGCTTTTTGCGATGATCGAATACAAACTTCCCGGCTTTTTG